CTATTATCAACCTCATATTCTTTATCCTCTGCTAACCTTATTTTTATAGGCTCTTTTTTTAGTTTTGCACTAATATCAATACTATTTGCCATTTTAAATTCCTCCTAAAATTAATTTTAATAAAAAAAAATAAGCCCCAGCACCGAAATGCCGAGGCTCGTTTTATGCTGCTGGTGTTACAGTTGGTTTTCCATTCGACATAACCTCAAATTCTAAAGGTGCAACATTCGTGCTATCTCCTGTTCCAGCATTAGAAACAGAAATAATACAGTCAAATGATACCGTAGTACCATCTGCAAATACCCATTCAAATTTAGACTCTACACTTGCACCAGTTGCAAATAACTTTGATGCAATGTAATCGTTTCCATCATCTCCAACATTTCTTTTTCCAGAAATACTGATTGAAAAACCTTTTCCAGTCATCATTCTCCTAATCCAACCCTCTGTTGTCATAGGAGTCCATTCTTCAACATTATTATCCATAGACATTGAGAATGTTTCGCAATCTGCAATTGCTTTCATATCTGCACTTTCAGACTCTTTTCCCTTGGTTCCTATTTTGAACACATTATCAAATACGGGATATACTCCAGTTGTTACTGTTGCCATTTTTAATCAACCTCCTCATAATAAAATCTTGCTTGTATAACTCTTTCATAGACATTGGCATTATCTGTTCCAACATCTATTGGCTCTGGTACAAGCAAGTCGATATAATTAACTAAAATATTATTAGTAATGTAAAAATTCCTAGCATTCATGAATTTATAATATAACTCAAGAGCTTTTACTTCGGTTTCATCTGCATTATTGTTCCAATGAATTAAAATACTTACAGTCTTTTCTTTGCATTTTGTGTTTTTCAAGCCACCTACTGCAATATTAGGATTTGTAGTTTGTAGCTGATAAACTCCAATAGATTTTTGTTTCTTATGATCTAACTTACCAATATAGAAATGGTCCGCTACAACATAACCTTTAGAAAATAATTCATTTACTTTCAAATTATGTAATTCCCTAACAGACATCTTGTTGATTTCAGCAACTGTCTTTACATCTAATTTAACTAACCAGTTTTTAATATCAACTAATCTCAACATTATAAACCAGCCTCCTTTTTATATAACTTTGCAAATGCCTTACCAACAAAATCTTTATTTTTCCCACTTATCCAAGGCTCTAGCCAATTCCCTTGAGCATGAGCATTTTCTTTAGTTTGGAAATTATATTCGGGATGATAATACATTCTTCTAGCATAAGGTGTTGCAGTTATTAAACTTACACTACCTTGTTTGCTTTTTGAAATATCAGTAAATGTAGAATTGTTTTGCATGTTACCAGTATCAAAAGGCATTATTTGAGCATTTATAACTTCCGTTTTTAATGCTTCAATTGTTTCTTCTAATGCTGTTGTTGTTGCTTTACTCAATTGTTTTATTTTAGGAAAATTTATCTTAATTGTTGATTTTACGAAATTCGACATTATACAATATCCAATTCAACATAATTTACTGTTCCATCTGGATTTCTTGCTTTCGTGCCTTGTATAATATCTCTTTCTTTACCGAAAACTGTAACTTTACCACTATGTATATCTGTCATATTTGGTGCTATATCCTCATGAAATAAACAAATGCCAGCAACTTGTACTGACACTTTTTCACTTGTTAGAACCCTTTTTGCTTTGTTCTGATAATTACATTTAAAATCATCTTCTAAAGCAATTTGTGGAGCTCCTTCTTCAGATATATCATCACTATACAAAACTACATGAATGTCAGTTTTACAATCTTGTTTTCTAACTAAAGACGGATATTTCATTGATAATACCTCGCATTCTTGCAAGTTAGTCCAGTTTGTCCCAGTAACTTATATAATCTAAAAGGTATTGCAATTCCCTCGATTACTTTTACATTAAGATTATTATTTCCAAAACTTTGAGATACTCCATTTATTGAATAACTAGATAATATTGACTCTATCACATCTGCATTTTCAAATTTAAACTCGGCAAACTGACAACATACTCTTTGAATTATATCTTTTTGAAAGTTAGTAAGATTATCAAAACCCTTTCCAACAATTCTATTAAAAGTCAAAGAATTTACATCATCTGTTGCCTCTTGTAAATATTTATTTAATTCATTATCACTAGAAAGACTACTACCTTTATATGTGTTTTGGTAGTAGTCTTTATCTGCATATAGACTCATATTTTATCAACCTTTCTTTAAGCTGATTTTTCAATATAGAATTGAATACCAGCATGTTTCTTATTAAAGATGAATACATCTTCAAAAGACTCTTCGAAGTATGTCCATTTACCTTTTGATAATGAACTTGGAGCTCCTAATTCAGCAAAGTCATAAGCGATTACTGGGATTACTGCACTTGGATGTACTAATAACATTTTTACATCTTTAGCACCAGCTGCTACTTCAAATCCATCTGTTTCTTTGAATGTATAAGCAGATTTCATCGCTGAAGTTGGAACACCAATTACTTCAACTTCTCCAATTCTATCTAATGATCTAGCAACTGCAGTGTCAGTAGCACTTAAGTTTCTAGCTGCCTCTTTTGCAGTATCAATTAAAGTCTTTGTATATGTATCAGCATATAAAAGTCTTCCAGCTGCTGGAACTCTTGCCTCATCCATTTTATCCATTAATGCATCGAATTTTGTTAATACATTAGTTACAGTT